CCCGGCAAACTTCTCCACGATGGGCAAAAGGGCCGTTCCGAGCTCCGCCTTCATGTTTTCAAGCGTCGCGGTTAGCTGCCGCTGCCTGTTGGCAAATGATCCGGAGGTCCGCGCCGCGTCGCCTTGCGCGTCTGTCGTCTGCTCAAAAATGAGGCGGTTAGCGGCAAGCACCTTTTGCTGCGGAGTAAGGGCATCCTTAGTCGTCTTGATAAGCCCCATTTTGAGCGCGGTCGCCTTTAGCGTCGCGTCATTCATAAGAATGCCGAACTTCTTTAGCGGCTCCGATTCGCCGGCAAGCCCGCTCTTTAGAGCGTCCGCTGCCGTCTGAACGTCCACGTTAGAAAACGATGCAAGGTCCCCGGAAAGCTTTACTAGGTCCGTGGAGAACGTCCCTAGCTCTGATCCGGTGAGTCCTGCGGCCTTGCCATAAACGGCCATTGAATTTGCAGCGTCAAGCGCGGCCGTCTTTGAAAGCCCGAACGCCGCGCCCTGCTCGCCGGCGAATTTCTGGACCGTCGCGGCCGTCTTGCCAAAAATCGCTTCGCTCTTTGAGGTTTCCTCTCCAAGATCGGAAGCGGCGCTAACCGCGGCCTTTGCGCCGAGCGCAAGCCCGCCCAACGCGGCGGCGGCAGGAATCGCGGCCTTCCGGAGCAGGAAATTAGCCTTTTGCCCCTTCGTTTCTAGGCTCTTGAATTGTGCAATTCCACGGTCAAGCCCGCGGCCGTTGAACGTGGTGAGAATTGGGATTGTGATTGCCATTAGCGGCTAATCCTCCCCTGCACTTGCGCTTCCGCCTTGCGAACAATGGCAATGACGCCGGCGTTTATCTGGTACGCGAAGCGATCATACGCCGGCCAAAGCACGCGCGGATTCCGGGCACGGAGGTTTCTGCCGAGCCGCGTGCCCGTGCCGGCAACCTCAAAGATTGCCGCGGCGGGGTCCATTTGCTGCACGCGCACGACGCTCTTTGTGCCGCGGCTTGTGCGGGTCTTGACCTTTACCCCCTTGCGCGCGTTTGCTGCGCTCCACGGCAAAAGCTGCCGGCCACCCTGATTCCACGAACGCGCCATGCCGCTAAGGGGAAGGTCCGGATACCCGCTCTTTGCCGCTGCAACCATTGGGGCTAGGACGGTTTTGATTCCGCGGTTGAATTCCTTGCGGTATTCGGGGTTGACCTTGCGGAGCTCTTTAACGGTTTCCTCAACCCCTATGACCTGAACCCCTGCGGCCGCCGGCATTAGGCGTCCCTTTCGCTCATTACGTCAATAACCGTTGCAAGGTCCCGCATGGTGAAACTTACGTCCGGGGGCCAAAAGCCGGTGCCAACCAAAACGGTTGCAAGCGCCCGGCTTACTGTCCCCCGTCCGTAGGGTCCGCCGCTGTTTCGGAGCCCTCCTCGTCAATCTGCTCCAAGCCGGCAAGCTGCTCTAGGAAAGCGTCAAACTTGACCGGCACGGCCGCGCCTTCATTGCGCGCCGCGCGCCATGCAAGCCACGAAATCCACTCCAACCGCGGGGCCTTCTCTAGCTCAAACGATGAGCGGTTGAAATGGCGCTCAAATTCGACAATGACCGGGAATTGGTCAATGTCCACAGGGATGCTCTCCCCGCTTTTGAGCTCAATAACCATGTTGCGCGCCATTGGTCCCCTTTCCTTCCTATGGCGTTACGTCGCGGACCCAAGTACCGCCGGTGAAGCTCACCTCAATGACCTGAAGCTCGCCCACGGTATAAACGATGGGGTAGCTTGCAATCATCGTGTCCGTAATCGTCCACTCCGGATTGTCCGCCGCAACCGCGGCGTCATCCTTCTTGACCACAATCACGGTATCGCCGGCCCCGACCTCTGCGGCAATGGTGTCCTCCGCGGAGGAAGCGCCATAGCTCGCGTAAAGGGTGATGGACCCCTCAACCGTCTGAAGCCCCTGCGTCATAAGCTCGCCGGCGTCGCCAAACGCGGTCTTAGTGAGGCTGTTGTAACCAAGCGTGAGGGAAACGCTTGACGCCTGATCCGTGAGGTCAACCGCGTTGACGGTAAGCACCCCCGGCTGCGAAAGGTAGGTAGTCGCGGCCATTTCTAAGCATTCCTTTCAGTAGAAACCCGAACGGTAAGGTCAAAGGTCGGAACCTCTTGCCCACCGATTAGCAGCATTCCGGGAACCCCCCGGATTAGGCTGATTTCTGAATTGTGGATTGTGTCGGCCGTCGTGACCAACCAATCGGCCGCGTCCTGATTGCCCGGCGGCGGTGCGAGCACCTTTAGGGCGAATTCGATTTCCGCGACATTGTTATTGAACGCGGTGAAAATGGGCGGCTCAACAAGCACGGTCAACGGCCGCGCGTTGCGCGCGTCTGTCACCACGGCAAGCCCTAGCGCCTCTAGTGACGCCACTAGCGTTGCTTGCGCCGCCGCAAAGATTCCCGTTGCGCTCATGCGACTTGCGAACGGTTGACGCCCAAAAGCTTATTTATCTGCCCATTTGAGCCGAACGGCACCGCGCCGCCCATGTCCTCAAACGATGCAAATGAATCCACGCTACCGCGCTCACGGTAAAGCGTGCCGGCGTACATGATCGTCCCTAGCTGAACGTCCGCGCCGGGGACGATTGTGAGGGAGTCGAAATAGCCCGCTTCCCGCCGGCGGCGGTATGCGTACTGATTCGCGGCACCGGCGGCAAGGGTAAGAAATGCGGTGTCATTGGCCGTGGCCGATGCGATGCCCAACCAATCGGCAACGTCGTCCGCGTCAATCCATGAGCACGTCGGGGTCCACGTTAGGACGCCCTGCGGAATAAGCGGCCCGCGCGAGAAATCATCGCCGGGCGCATAAACGATTAGCTGATTAGGGATGATTTCCGTTTTGTCGAATAGGAAATCCCCATCATCGGCAACGCCGAGAAATAGCAGCGTCGGAACGTCTTGCACAACGTAGGTGCCGTTGACGTCCGTGAGCTGCCCCCAATGGTGCTGCTCCCCGTTGCCGTTTCCGCCGCTGATTTCCTCCGCGCCGCTAACGACGACCGTTTGCCCGGTGCCGATTTCTGTCCCCTCTAGCGTCTGGACGACTAGGTAATCGTCCGCGCGCTGAAGGTGGGTAATGGCAAAAGTAGGCATGGGCAAACGGTCGCGTTAGGCGGCTTAGACGAACGCGGCCTTGATGAACTTGCCGGGGTCAATCATAAGCGTGGCGAAATACCCGCGCCATGCGAGGGTGCGGGAAAGCTCCGAAGGGTTGTCCACGCTAAGCGCGCCCTTCTGCTGCTCATAGATTTCGTAGCCGCTCGGGTCGCAAATAATCATCGTGTCGGCCGCGAAATTGCGGTCAACCACGACGCGGAGCCCAAAGGCCATTGCCTCACTCTGGCCGGGGTACATCTGGCCGTAGGCGTTCATGGGACCCATCTGCGGGAACAGGGGACGGCCCTGACTGTCCTCCAGCTTGCCAAGCGCAACCCAAATGTCCGTGGACAGGAAAAGGTGCGTCGGGAGGTTCCCGTTGCTGTTGCCCAAAATGTCCTCGGCCGCGGAATACATCCAAGTGACCCACTCCGTAGGGTCGGCAATGTTCGCGTCCGTGAAATTGAGAGTGTTAGTCGCGCCGGAAACCATGTTGTCCGCCGCCACGTTGTCCGTCGTGTTGGCGTAAATGCGGCCCATGTCGTCAAGGATGAGCGACAGCACGGCCGGGTCCGACCAATCAAGGTCCTGCTCGGAAATCTTGACGTAGCCGCCATAGGTGGCCTTCGTGACCTGATTCTCGCTCACGACAAAGGTGCCACTCTGCAGCGTGTCGAATTCCGCCGCCTGCGCCGCCATGCTGGTGTGCGTAGTGACCTCGGGGCGAATAAAGACCTTGCCGCCGCCGGGCATGGCGCGGACGCCGATAGCGTCCACGACCGGGCGGTTGCCGATGTAGCTGTTGTAAACCGGCCCCACGATGGGCTCCGGGAGAATGCCCGGCGTGTCGGTAGTCGAAACCTCCGGCGCGGCGGCGCGAACGGCCTTCATCACGCGGTCAAGGTCGCCACCGCCCTTGATGAGCGCCGAAAGGTACTCAACAGGGGTAGGAAGCTCCGGCTTTGCGGCGTAAACCGCCGGCGTCGGAATAATGTTGGCCTCTGCCTCAATCGGCTCGGCCGGAATCTCGGCATCGGACATTTCCGTGCGCTCCGTTTCATCGGTTGACGTTTCCTGCTCCGCGGTCGCGGCAATGTTGGTCACGACCGCTTCCTCGAACGCCGGCTGCGGCACAAGGCTCAACTCGACAAGCCGTGCTTCCGTGACGTTCATAACCCCATCGCTGTCAATGTCGAACGTGATGGGATGGGCTCCAACGCTCACGCTGTCGTAAGCGCCGGCCTTCAGTAGCGCAACCGCGTCCCGCGCCGCGGCGGTATCCGCAAAGGTTGCCTCAAATTCCAATCCCTCATCCGTGTCCGTGAGGGAATCCACGACGCCGCGAAGCTGCGAAAGGTCGTGATTTTCAATGAGCTTTGCCGGCTTCTGCTCCGGGTCAAACGCGCCACGCGCGAAACTCACCTGCTGCCCGCCGCCCACGGTCGCCACGACGCCCCACGGCACCGCGACGCCGGCAATGCGCGCCGGGCGCTTCTCGTCGCCGGCCTCTGCGGTGATGAGCGCGGCGTCTGCCTGAAAACGGATCATGCGACCCCCTGCGGGTTAGCGGCCGGGGCCTCTGCAGGCTCCGGCATAGTCGGGACAAATTCGTTTAGGTATTCGTCTAGGGCAAATTCAACATGCCGGCCGCGGGGCAAAATGTCGTCCATGCTCAACCGCTCCTGCAGGGCGTGCAGGATGGGCCGCGCGCCGAAAAGGATCAGGTCTTGCCGCGCCTGCTGCGCGTTGGCGTAGGTCATGCCGCTCTGGTCAATGGCAAGCAGGTAAGCGGGAATGTCCATGAGCCGGGAAAGCTCCTTAGTCTGATACTCCCGGCCCTCTACAAGCTGCAGGCGCGAAGGGTCAACGTCAAAGCTTTCGAAGCTCACCATTTCATTTAGCGCGCCAATGGCATTGGTCCGGCGGTTAGACGCCCACGCCGCGGCCATTTCCGCCAATTCCTCCGCGCTCATGGGCTCCCCGCCCTTCTGCTGCAGGTAGCCGGCGGCAATCTCATTGGTCGCAAAGCGTTCCGCGCTCTGGTCAAGCCGTAGCGCAATCTCAATGGCGCGCCGGCCCTGATAAACGATGCCCTGCGATCCGCTTAGAAATTGCACGACCTGCTTAGCGTCAAGCTCACGGCCATTGAATCGGAGCTCATCGGCCGGGCCGTACCATTCCGGCGGCGCGTTGTTGGGCGTGTCCACCATGTTTGCCGGCAGCCATTGGAAGGTCGCCGGATAGCCGGTGCTGTAGCGGCCGGTGACAAGCCAAAACGCGCGGCCGTACAAGATAAGGTCGCGCGCGGTCTTTGCCATGACAAAATTCCGCGTAGTGCGCGGGTCCGGCCGGCTCATCCACGATTCGCCTTCTACGAAAAGCTTTTCGTAGGCCTGCCCGGTCCATTGGAGCGTGTAGCTCTTTAGGTTGAGCGTTGCCGCCACGGTTGACAAAAGGGAAATGGCGCGTGCCACCGTGGGGACGCTCAATGCCGCTTCCTCCATCGCCCCTACGGAATAGGAAATGAAAGAGGAACCCTGCGGTGCTCCGGCCGCGGCAGCAATGGGCGCGCTTCCCATCGCCGGGGTTGCCTTCTCTTTCGACAACGGAAAAATCGGCATGCCGGAATGCTTGCCGACGCAATAACCGTTGTCAATGCCTACGCGCTAGAGATAGAAAGAGGTCTTATGGAGCGCCGGGGGAAGGCAGGGGGACCAATCCGACCTGCCCCCGGCGCGCGGTGGAGCCTAGCGGCCGAACGCTATTGCGGGCTTTGCCTTTGAGCGCGGGCGCGCAATAAGCGCGGCGGCAAAGACCATGCACCGCGCAAGGGTGATGGGACCGGCGCTTTTCTGCGATGAAAGTACGTAGCCGCGTTGAGTCTTGACCCCTACGGCCCGGTCAACATGCTCTTGAAGCATCTGCTCCCCGGTATGCACAACGCGCCCGTCATGGATTAGCTGCCGAATCATGCCGGTATGGGTCGCAAGCTCGCCGTATCCGACCTGCACCTTTTTCCGCTCCAATGACGCCGGCGCGAGGTCAAACAAAGACGGGGTTAGCGCCACCTTTTCGCACTCCGGCGCAATGCGCTCAATGCTTTCCCAACAGGCCGCGACGGAATCGGCCATAAACGCAACCGTCACGCCAATTTCCCCATCGGGCATCTTTTGGGCACGGACGCCGCAAAACGTGGACTCATCTACGGAGGAGTCAACGGCAAGCACGCCGCCGGCGGGAATCTCCGGGACCTGCAGCTTGTCGAACGTGCCGGGCTCTAGCCATGAGCGTTCCGACGAAATCCAAATGTTCAAGCTCGCGCGGAGGAAAGCCGATTTATCTACCTGCGCCGCTTCATCGGCAAGCACTTCCGGGTCCAAAGTGTGCCCAATGGCAGGGTTGGCGAGCGGCCACGCATCCGGGGAGGTCATGGGGTCTAGTCCCGGCGGCACGGACCATTCCGCAAAGTAAAGCTTTGACGGCCGGCCTTCGTCAATCGCCCTAACCCCTTCCTCCCTCATCTGCAGCATTGCAAGGGACGCTTCCGTGCCGGCGGTTGACCAACACGACAAGAGCGGCGATCGCATGACACGCTGCGAAGGGAGCGCGCCGTTTAGCAATACGTCCCGGCTAATGCTCCACACTTCGTCCGCAATGATGTAGGTAGGGGAAAAGCCGTGGAATGCCTTAGGCGTTGCGGCCTGCACAAGCCACCGCGTGCCGTCCGGAAGCTTTGCCTCTTGCCGGCCATACGACCAATAGACCTTCGCCCCAAAATCCTCTTGCAGCATTGGGGCGAGGGCGTCAAAGATTTCCGATGCAAGGTCAAGAGAATGGGCCGTGTTTATCACTAGCAGGGGCTCGCCCCGGCGCTCCGGCTCCTTCAGCAATGCCCACAAAATGAGGCTTTTGAGCGCCACGGTTTTTCCGTTCTGCCGCGCAACGGAGGTCAAGGCCCGGCGGTGCGTAAGGTTGCCGTCCGCGTCGTGCTGCAGCTGTCCGGACAAAGCGTGAACCTGCCACGGCATGAGGTCAACCCTAAGCAATTCCTTTGCCAAAGCCGCGACCTGCTCGCCGTAGGAACCAACGCCCCGCGATACTGATTCCAACCGCGGCGGGATAAACCCAAATTCGCCGGCGTCTGTTGACATAGCCCCGCCCCCGTCTGATTCACCCTCAATCACTTTGGGGATAGACGAAATAA